TGTTTCTATGCAGGACGGAAATCACGAACGGAGAGTTTACCGGCAGGATGGTGTTGATATTTCAAGGCTGATTGCGAGGGAACTCGGCATAGAAGATAGATATTGTGCAGAGGGAAACTTCATATTCCTTAGATTTGGGAGTACGTCTGACGGCCACAAGGAAACCAATGGAAGTGGCAAAAGTAGAATGGTATGCTACACCATTTATGCCACGCATGGAAGTGGTGGTGGCCGCAAAGAGGGTTCAAAGATAAATCGCCTTGCTGATATGGAAAGCATTGTTGATGCAGACGTTTACATTCATAGCCATACGCACTTGCCTATGGTATTAAAAGAATCTTTCTTTAGGGCAGACATTCGCAATAGCACCGTGTCATCGGTAGACAAGCTATTTGTAAACACGTCTGCTTGCCTTGATTATGGTGGCTATGGGCAGACTGGTGAATTCAAACCATCTTCAAAAGATACACCGATAATTTACCTAGACGGCACACGGAAGAAATTTTCCGCTTGTCTATAAAATTGAGGACATAACAGTATGTAGAAAGTGTTTTTAGGCGGCACCTGTGCAGAAAGCAAATGGCGTAAAAAACTGATTTCAATGCTGTAGATTGATTATTTCAATCCGGTTGTACCTGACTGGACAGAAGAATGCTATCAGTAGGAATTGCAGGAGCGCACAAATGATGATTTTTGCTTGTACGTTATCACTCCACGAATGCAGGGAGTTTACAGCATTGCAGAAGTCGTTGACGATAGCAACAAACGCCCTGAAAAGACCGTATTCGCCTTTATTGATGAACCAGATTTGAAGTTCAGCATTGGACAGTATAAATCCCTTGATAGGGTTGGCCTTATGGTTCAGCGAAATGGTGGAAAATATTTCAAGAGTTTGTCTGAAATCGCAGACTATTTAAATTCGTGAGTATGTGGGATTCCACTTACTTATAAATCAAAAACAATCAGACGCAACGGCACAGATTGAACACTTATGAGGACTATATATCTGTTACGGTGCGGCACAACGGAGGAAAGAAAAATGGCAGAAGAAGCTAATACAGCAGTCGGAACCGCTGTTCAGTCCAGCGCTGACGCAAATGTAAGCGCCGTTGCTAATGCATCAACAGGCGATTCAACGGTTGTAACGCAAAAAGCAGACGGAATTACAGTAAAGTCAGAGCCTTTTAAGACTTTTGAATCACAGGGAGATTATGACCGCGCGATTCAGCAGGCATTGAAAACCCGCGAAACCAATCTGCGCGAAGAAATCAAGAGTCAAATGGAAGTAGAGTCCAAAATGACCGCAGACCAGTTGGCTAAAAAGCAGATTGATGATGCAAAAGCGGAAATTGAAGCCGCAAAGAACGGCCTTGCGAAAGACCGCAACAGGCTTTCAGCAGAGCGCCAGTTCGTGCTTGCAGGCGTTGATGAAAAGGCATACTCGAAGATTCTTGACACGGTTGTAACAGCCGACAAGGATACCACTGATGCAGCCGTGAAGTCCGTGATTGACGTTATTAAGGCGCAGTCGGAAAAGATTGCCAATGATAAAATCAAGGCTGAAATGGCGAGCGCAAAGCCGCCAAAAGCAGGGAATGCGGACAGTAAGCCTGCAGGTGATTCTTCTACTAACATTCTCAAAGTGCTAGGTAGGGACACTACTGAACACGCAAAAGCAGCAAAGTCCGCAATCGACCACTACAGATTGGGAGGTACAAATAAATGAATGTAAAAACTGAAACGGTTACTGCAACAAAAGAAATTTTGTACAACGACCATTATGTTGGCAAGCCGTACACCGTTAGTGCTACTGGCGTAACCGCGAATTCAGAGGGAAAAAAGATTGTACCGGCTGGCACAATTCTCCCCGCAAACGATGCAACAGCAGAGGGTGTGTTGCTGTTTGACACAAATGTTACAGATGGTGACCGCACCGCAACTATTGTTATCCACGGATTTATCAAAAGCGCGGCACTTCCGGCAGCACCGGCAGCAGAAGCAAAAACCGCACTGAAAGATATTCAGTTTATCGGCTAATAGGAGGAATAAAATATGGCTGAACTTTAGGACATTTTTACGGCAAATGCAGTTGCAAACGATTGGACAACTGCGTATTCCAATGAAATCCCGTATCTTGGCAGTGCTTTCTTCGCACCGCGAAAGAAAACCGGGCTAACTGTGTCTTGGCTGAAAGGCACAAAGGGACTTCCGGTTGCAATCAATCTGTCTAGCTTTGATGCAAAGCCGACATTCCGCGACCGTGCAGGTGTGAGCCGTTCTGAAACGGAACTGGCATTCTTCCGTGAGTCTATGATTGTCAAAGAAAAGGACATTCAGGATTTGATGGAAGTGCAGAATCGTGATGCAAACGACCCGTTTGTGCAGGACGTTTTGAACCGCATCTTTGATGATGCTGGTACTTTGCGTGATGGTGCTATGGTAGTGCCTGAAATTATGGCATTCAGTCTGCTTGCACCAGTTGACGGAAGTCCCATTATCAATTTGACTGGAAAAGATGGTGCAAGTTACACCATGAACTATGATGCTGACGGCACATGGAAAGCAAAGCACTACACTGCTTTGACCGGCACAAACCTGTGGAGTGATACGGCTAATTCTAAGCCGCTATCTGACATTCGTACCATCAAGCGCAATGCTCTGAAAGAGAACGGAACAGTGCTGTCCACTGCCATTATGTCACAGGCAACGTTTGATAATCTGCCGGAGAATGCACAGATTAAGTCTGCAATTCTGGCGCAGAACGCTACTGCAAACATCTTCATGGATGATAATCTGCTTGCACAGTTCTTACGTATCAAGTGCGGCATTGATATTATTGTCTACGATAAGATGTACAAGGGCATTGATGGCACTGCACATCCGTTTATGCCGGATGGTTATGTTACTTTCCTGCCCGCTGGCGGCTCCGTTGGCACTATGTGGTATGGCATGACACCGGAGGAACGCTCTGCACGTCAGGCTGGCAACCAGCTTGCTATCTTCAACACAGGTATCACCATCACCGTAAGTACCACAAAAGAAGCGCCGTACCAGACCATTACCACCGCTTCCGAAATCCTTGCGCCGTCCTATGAGCGTATGGACGAAGTCTATGTTGCAAAGGTGGCTTGATTGCTGTGAAATTCGACCACATTGTAAAACATGGTGACAAGTTTTATATGGCGGGTGAAGATGTGCCGGTAAAACAGCCGGTGCATACAGATTCTAAGCCCGCTGTAGCAGAAGCCGTCACAGAGAAGAAACGAGTAACGCGGAAAGGATAATATCAATGACTACTACACAGCTTGATTAGCTGAAAGTATGGCTTGATATTCCAGTAATCGACACTTCCTAGGATGAAAAGCTGAACCTTATGCTTGACCGGGCAGAGTCGAGAATTAAAGAGCGCAGACGGTCACCGCCTGACGCTCCACTGGAAAGCCAATATAACGAACTGCAAATTCAGATTGCAATTTTTCTTTATAACAAGCAAGGAGCGGAGGGGGAAACGGCTCACAATGAGAACGGAGTCAACCGCTCTTATGAAAATGCTGATATTCCTGATTCCCTGCTGAAAGAAGTCATTCCTATGGCGGTGATGGTTTCATGAGAAGCCTGAACAAAGATAAAAAGTCAATCTGGTTTGCGAAGAAACTGCCGCCTGTTCCTGAAAAAGACGAAAATGGGCTCGAAACAGGGAACATGATTTCCTGCTATGACGAACCTGCCGAATTCCATGTGAACGTGCAGCCAATAACCGATACGGCAGACATTCAAGAGTACGGCGCTGACGTTTCCAAAATGCAGAAATGCGTGTTCACACCGTTTGATGTTGAGGGGTATTCTCCAGAGGAATTTGAAGCGGCATGGTACGGAGTCACACCAAACGGAAACTTGCGGGACGATGATGCAGAGCACCCGATGAACAACAACTATACAGTCAAACAGGTAATTTTCACTGGTTGGCAGTATGCTGTGTACATTAAAAAGGTCGCAGGCACAGAAACATGAAAATCTCTTTTGATGCACTTTCTCCATAGTCTGTGGAAGAAGCAAAAAAGCAACTGGAAAGTCTGAATTCCAAGGTTGATTCTACCCTTGCAAGCGTGATTTCGCAGCTTACGCAAGAGGGGCGCGATTACATGAAGTCAGTCGTCAAACGCTCTACGGGGGAACTGTCAGACAGCATTTCCAGCACGTTTGATGAATCAACCTGTACTGGAAGAATTTCGGTTGGTTCAGACTACGCTATCTTTGTTGAGTATGGAACCGGGATTAAAGGCGCAACCAGTCCACATCCTAATCCTGCTCCCGGATGGGTGTATGATTCAAACAGTCATGGCACTGCCGGATGGTGGTACTTTGATGAAAAGGCGCAGAAACTACGTTGGACGCAAGGACAACCTGCTAACGCTTTTGTTTACAAGACGGCACAGTATTTGAAACAACGTGCAAAAGAACTAACCGATAAGGAATTGAGAGTGATTGTGAATGGTTGACCTTACAAATGCAGTTTATACATATGTCAAGAAAGCGGTACTTTCTGTATGTCCTGCTGCACTGGTTGTAAAGCCTTTTCAGAATCAGTCCACACAATTCCCGTATGTCACAGTGCAGAATGTTGACTTCCCTGAAATTGAGCACACGCTTGATTATGGAGAACGCAAGTATTCATTTACCTGCCAAATTGAGATTTACACTAAAGGCGGCACTGCTGAAACCACAGCTATGAAAATCCGTTCTGCTATTGCTGATTCTCTGGAAAATGACTTGCACATGAAGTGCGAGTTTTCCGGCACAATGCAGAACGTTTCAGACACGACAATTTATAGGTACGTTATGCGGTATTCATGCCGGTATGACGCTTACCGAAACAAAATCTATTCGTAAATACGGAGGTATAAAATATGGCTGATGCAAATGTTATTGCACTTACTGATATTGGCATTAAACTGATGAAAAAGAACGATGCTGGCTAGTATGAAAAGCTGGTATCCGTTGTTAAGACTCCTGACACCGGTGGCACTCCTAACAAACTGGAAGTTACCACATTGGACAGTGAATACAAGCAGTACGTTTCCGACCGTCCCGACACGCCTACATATGATTTCGAGTACAACCACACCGAAGCAAACTATACGGCTGTAAGCGGATATGTAAGTTTGAAAATTCCAAAGGATTTTCTCATTGTCTATCAGGATGGCAGCGGCGAACACTTTGTCGGAACCGGTGCAACATGGATTAGTGGTTATTCTGCTGGGCAGGCAGGCAAGTGCTCTCTGGCAGTCAACGTTTCCAGTCACGACCATGTAGCAGACACAAGCACAATGATTGCTACTGTTTAACAGAAACTAAAATTTTAAGGAATGTAACGGAGGTATAACAATATGAATTCTTTTGATGTAAATGTGGGTGAAAAGACCTACAAACTGTTCTATGACCGCGCTTCTGTTCGTAAGTTTGAGAGCATCGGCGGCAATGTTTCCGACCTGTAGGACAAAATCTACACTTCTGCCGACAAACTGTTTTACTGCGGGCTTGGTAAGTTCCACCCGAATATCAGCTATTCCGAAGCTGTTGAAATTTCCGATAAGGCAATCGAAGAATTCGGAGTGGATGAAATTTACAGTGCTCTGGTAGAGCCTTTCATGGAGGTTTTTACCGAGGGCGGGAAGTCTGCAAAGAGCAAGACATTTCTCGTGGCTCCGAAGAAAACAGCGTAACAGAACCGCAAAAGCAGTACAAAACTGCAACTGAACAATTTGAATGTGAATTGTTCCCATTGGCCGTAATAGCAGGGTGTAGCTATGACGAGTTTTGGAACGCTGAACCAGAATTGTTTTGGCTTTATGTGAATGCCTACAACATAAAGCATGAAGCTGAAATTGAGTTATGGCAGCAGCGGGCTGATACGGCTGCATGGTTGCAAGGCTACTATGTAATGCAGGCTGTTGGCGCTTGTTTAACTGACAGCGTACAGTATCCGACAAAGCCAGAATCAATGCTTGCTCCCAAGAGCAAGCAAGAGTCTGTAAAAGAGCAGCAACAGTCAATGGAAACATACTTCCGTAAGCGGTCAGAGGAGATTGATAAAATGCTTAACGGCACTGCTCCCAAAGTCATTACGGGAGAACGAAGATGTTAACGAAAACAGGGGTATGGCAGACGTGCTGTATCCCTATTTTTATATAGATGGAGTGTGATTATTTATGGGAGAAGATAACAGCCTTGACATTGAAATATAGGCTTCTGCCACAAAAGCAAATAGTGCATTAGACAAACTGATTGCTAAGATTGAGTCTTTCCAATCATCATTAACTAAGTCAATTCCTGCACTGAAATCTTTTACGGCAGAAATGGACAAAATTGCATCATCTTCAAAAGCGTTTGCTTCTCTTAAAAAGTTCTATGATACAGAAAAAGAGGGGGCAGACGTTACAAACAAAAATGTGCAGGCCACCAAAAAAGCAGAATCAAACATGGCTATGTATCAGGCGCGCCTTGACCGTGCAAACGTGTCCATGCAACGCTCACAGATTCAAGCAGAAAAATTGTCTGCTGCTCTTGAAAAGACGGCGCAGGCTAAAAAATTTATGGCGGATTCTGACAATTCCATT